GTACATCTGCTATATATCCATCCCAAAATTGTACTATTGAGCCACTAAAATATGCACCACCTACAATTTGCTGTGTTGTATCATTAACTCCTGTATCATAATTTTGACTATAATAACTTTCATTTTGAAAATCTGTTATTTGATTGCCATTAACATAAATTTTTACTCTATTAGATTCTGTACCTTGTGTTGTATCTACTGCAACAACAAAATGATTCCAAGCTGAAGGGTCACGAAATACAGCATTTGTTTTTAATTGGATAACAAATGAATTACTTATAAATTCACCATACTCTAAAAATTTATCATCTCTAATTCTAAAAAAAGAGCCGTGTGAATTTGTACCTGTTTTTGTTCCACCAAACATCATTCTACTTGAAGATGCTTGTGAACTACTTTTAACCCACCCACTCCAAGTCCAAGTTCTTCTATTACCTGCACTACTTGGTGTTCTTGTTAAATAAGCACTATCACCTGAATTAAATCTTAAAGAGTTTTGTTGAGCAGCACTTTTAGATTCATTTCCTCCTACTATAGGAAATACCATGTTACACTACCTCGTCTGGAAACTCGCCTAGTGGTCTTGTAATTACAGGGTCTTCTTCTGTTCCTGTATTCGTGTAAGTCAATAAAGTTTCTAATGCATCTACATCTGAACAATTATCTATAGAAGTTTCCATAGCATTGACTTTTGTTCTAACTGCTGCTCTGTATGTAGCAATATTACTAGGTACATTATAATCTGTTACATCCGCAGATTTGATAACATACCAATCCGTTCTAGAAAGTATTCCTGCAGCTTCTGCATTTAATTCATTTTTGAATTGTGTTTTAAGACCATAGTTAATTACTTGATTACCATCATCATCTTTTAACTTATCACCATTCTCATCAACTGCATCTTCATCGTTAAGTCTTTTAGCAGTTGCTGTTCCATAACTTCCTGTTACTTTACCACTACCAAAAGCATAAGTAATATTTGTATTAATATAGAATGTTTCGTCTTTTCTATTGGTGCTATCTATTTCTACAGTATAGATACCAATAGCATTTCTTTCTGCTTCAGTCCATAAAGTATAAATACTAGAAGGGTATTGATTCTCTCCTAATGTAATCCCTTTGTTTCCTTTGGGAAATTGTGTGATTGTTCCTGATTCTACTAATGCAAACATATTTACTCCTATGATAATGTTAGGTTAAGATTTCTACCTACCTCTAAAAACTTTGAACCATTATATCTGTATACAAATAAATCACCCTTACTTGCTGTTGTAGTAAGTGTCGGTGCTGTATCTTCTGTATGTTCGTATGCAGCATTAAATGTAATTGTTCTTGAACCTGTGCCGTCTTGTATAAATAAGATTGATATAAACTGTCCTGTTTGTGCATTGGTTGCTGCACCTAATGTTCTGTTACCTGCTAGTGTTACTTTAGCTACAGGTGATGTTGAGACATCCCAAGCTATAGTAGAGGCATCTGTTAGTGTTGCTTCTGCATTATATGCACCCACATTAAACTTTGCATTGGCTGAAGATAATACAAATCTATCTGTGCCACCTGCTTTGAAATCTATTTGGTCATCTGTATCTGCTGTAATACTAGAATCACCATCGACATCTAATATAAACTCTGCACCATTGATATCTGTATTCATTGGTCCACCCACTGCACCAGATATTTCTACAATAAAGATTGCTGCCCCACTAGCAGGTGCTGTGGTAAATGTAATCTGTGTACCGCCTGTAGCTAGTGTGTAGTCTGTTCCTGCTTTTTGTATAACACCATCATGAGATACTAATAGCTGTGCAGGAGAACCTACCTGTGTTCCTAGGTTAAAAGTTGTGTTAGAACCATTGTAAGTATTACCACTTGTGTCTAAGACACTAAAGGTTCCGTTTTTAATTGATTGTCCTATATATGCCATATTATTTTCCTGTTAATGCCTTAATCTCATCATCACTTAGACCAAGATTTTTTAATTTAGTTTTACCTGAAGTTGCGTCTGTAGTTTGTTTTGTTTTTGCATCATCAAATGTTTTTTGTAATGCTGCTAGTCCAGTAGTACAATCTGACTCTGATGGTTTTGATTTTGAACTATCTAAGATAACTAAGTTTGCATAAACTTTATTTTTTGAATCACTCCATCCAAACCATTGACCACTATGTAATCTTGCTAAATAATCTTCTATATGGTTTGGTCTATTATTATTATCCATTTTATGTATCTCCTAATCTGATAAACAGCATACTAGTTTGATTGTTGGCTGAAGCACCTCTAACTAAATTACTATTGTTAGCTATATCAAATCTTACTTTAACTTGTGAGGTGTCAGTAACATCTATTAATGATTTACATTGACCACTGGTATTACCACCACCTGATGCATTTTCCTCAAAACCTTTAGTTCTAGCGTTCCAATTACTTCCACCATCTGTGGATACTTGAATTTCAAAATCTATTCTACTATCATTACCTACACTGTTAAAAAATAGTACATCAAATCCAACAAGATATATTCCAGTTAAAGGAAAAGTAAAAACACCTGAACTTACAGTCATAGCACTCCCAAGAGTACCTTGACCACCACTATTAACTTGAGCCAAATTAGACGATATAGGTGCAGCATTTCCTGTAAAATCAGTAGTTATTCTCCAGTTGTCTGCCATAGTGATACCCGGAGTTCCTGTAACAGTGCCTGTGAAGGCAAAGTTATCACTTAAATCTATACCTGTTGAATCTACTTTTGTCTTACTCATCTATCCTCCTATGGTTTAGTAGGCCAAGTTGCGTTCTCGCACTTCTCTACTGTATCTTTTCCTGCAGGTAAGTCTCTTAAATTCTGTCGATATGTTTTCATATCATCACTAAGAGTGCTATCTGATAAAGCTAGATAGTCTGTCTCTGCTAATAATCTGTTTCTTTTACTTCTTAATTCAGCCAAGGCTCTAGCAGGAGCTGCATCAGCCCATGCTTTCTCTTCAGCATCACGAGCAGTTTCTTCTTCTGCTGTGAACTGAACCTTAACTCCATTTATATTATGATATCTTGGCATTGTTTCTCCTTAATTTATTCCATACATTTCTATTGTACCTGAGTCTATGTTTCCGTTTTCCATTTTAAATTGAATAGCATCTATGGCTGATGTACTGTTAAAATAACCTGCTACATAAAATTGTCTGGCTCTGTCATGATTAGTATTATGCATTGTCTTAATCATAAAATGTTTTACAAAAGTAGTGCTACTAGGGTCAAACAACCATAATTCTCCTGCAATACTTTCATCATTTGCATTTCCTGTATTTTGAGCAATTCTCTGAAATCCTGTTCCTTGTGCTATATCATGACCCGTTTGATATGCAAATCCAGTGTCTGAATTATCTTCTCTATGTTCTACTTGAAAAACAGTGGTTGTTTTAGTTACATTATAATTTGAACCTGAATCAACAGAACAATTAAAATTAAAACCATCAGCATCATTTGAACCATGTATATTAACAAACCTAAACTTATAAATGTTATAAGTATTATCTATACTACTAGTAAAACTTAATGTTGAACTACTTGATGCTGTCAGTGTAGCCAATTTTGTTTGTTCTATATCTCCTGCGCCACTTATAGAATTTGTTCCTGTAAAAGCATAATTATCTGTTAGGTCCATTGACGCAGGTTGTATTTTACTTAATGCCATATAACGCTATCCTCCCTGCATCTATATCACCACTATCAAATTTAAATTGTACTGCATTAACAGCCGAAGTGGTATTTGCATAACCCCCTATATAGCTGTTAACAGAATACGCATTTCCCGATGCTCTATTAGTATTTGCTAAAAAGTGTTTTACAAAAGTAGTTGATGATGGACTAAATAAATATAATTCACCACTAATACATTCATCATTTGCATTACCAACTTGTTGTCCTAAACTTTGAAAGCCAGTTCCTTGTGATAAATCTCCTGCTGTTTCGTAACCTAATGCAGCTTGACTACCATCCTCACCATGATAAGCGTGTAAAAATGTACTAGTTTTAGCAACGTTGTAATTACTGCCACCATCAATACTTACATTAAATTCAAACTTCTTTTGGTCAGTTTCAGGATGTATGTTTATAAATCTAAATATATATGTTTTATATGTAGCATCTAAAACTACACTACTAGCACCATTAACAAAACTAATTGTAGCATCAGAACTTGCATCAATATTTTTAATTAAAAATAATTTTTGTGTACTCCCTACTCCAGATATAGTTCCAGTAAAAGCATAATTATCTGTTAAGTCAAAAGAGTCTGCTGTTAATTTACTAAGTGCCACTATACTACTCCAAATAATTGAATTGTTCCATCATCCATATTACCACCTGCATCAACTAATTTAAATTGAAACCTTGTCAAGGCAGATGTAGTGTTAAAATATCCTGCTATAAACCAAGATTGAGATATATCACTTTCCCCAGAAACATTAGACATAGCCATAAAATGTTTTACAAATGTAGTTGAACTAGGATTATATATTCTTAACATTCCAGAAGTTGATTGGTCATTATCTCCACCTACATCATCTATTAATTTTTGAAAAGAAGTTCCTTGTGCTTGGTCCATAGCAGTTCTATAGTCTGTTCCCGCAGTGCTGTCTGATTCAGTGTGATATGTTCTAAATGAAGTCGATGTAATTGTTTGGTTGTAATTAGTATTTGTTCCTGTATCAGCCTGAAAACTAAAATCAACTTCACCATTAGTTGCAGGGTGTATATTATTATAAATAAATAAGTATTCTTTATAAGTGCTATCTATACCTGATGTAAATGATACAGTTGCAGTTCCTGCTGATATAGAAGATTCTTGAATTAATACTAAAGGTGTTTCATCACCTAGTCCTGATATTGTGCCACTAAATCCAAATGTACCTGCAAGATTTAAGCTATTGGCTTTTACCTTGGATAGTGATGTTCCAACCTCTCCAAATGCCATGATTAACCTTTACTGTTTGCGTCTTTTACTGATTTGATATGTGTGTACCAAGAACCTGTCTTATCTAATTTACCATCATTAATATCATGGTATAATTTATCTAATTGTTCTCTCCAAGATAAGTATTCTGTTTGTCTTTTTGCATCTATAGCTGTGTTTGATTCAGCAGTGTTACCTGCTGTTTCATAAGATGCTATTTGTGAATCTGTTGGTTTAGAAAAACTATATGTCCATGTTTTAATATAGTCTCCACTCCCATCATTTTGTAATAATACTTTTTCATTATCCCATGCTTCAGAGTTTGCCTCTATGTATAATTTTGTTTTTGTGTATAAACTTGCCATATTATGCTCCTATAACCTTAAATCCACCAAAATAAATACCTAAATCAGAATGTTCTAATACTTGACCAGATGTATTATGTCCTTCTAAATACGCATAAACTTCTACATAATCATCAGTATCAAATGTTATTGTTTTTTGAATGGTTTGAGCAACTTGGTAAGAAACATCATCTGCCCAAACTTGTTGATTGAAAGCATAGATACTACCATTTTTATAAATAGCTAATCTTGTTGAATAAATTTTTGCACCACTCATTTTCATTTGGCAACCTGCATATATGAAATATTGACCTGCTACAGTTGGAGTAAATCGGTAATTTGAACTATGGTCGTATTTTGAATCTGAGTCATAAGTTTCTACATTGAATTGGATTTTTGTATAAGTACCATTACTTATACTTTGGTCACCATTTCTGTAAGCATGAAATGAAGGTGTCATTTTACCACCAACTAGTGAGACATCTATTCTTTTTATTGTTCCTGCATCAGATATTAAAAGTTCGTCTGTGTCATCAGGAGCAGAAGTTAAAGCT